GCTTATATTTGTTCCATTTACTGCCATTTTATAAAATTTTATAGGGTACCTATTTCCCTGTTTAGGTATTTCTTATATATTAAGATCTAAATTATCTAAATCAAAACTTTTAGTTCTCCTTGATTGTTTACGAGCACTTTTTACAGTTTCTTCGTTTTTAGATATTTTTTCTCTCAATGTCTTCGTAGCCTTTGTTTTAGCTTTCTTGTTAATTATTTGCTCTAAATTAAATCCTTTGTACATTAAATAATCTATAGCTAACTTCTTATCCATTTCAGCTTGCGAGTGATCTATGTCACGTTGCGTGTAACCATCTTTAGTTACTGGCTTCGAGAGATAATTAAAAAACTTTGCTTTTTCTCTTTCTGGAACTTGCAATCCTGCAAACTCTTTTGATTCTTTAATTGTCTCTTGAACTCCATTCCAAAACTCTATCTGCTGTTCTTGTTGCTTTTGTAGTTCTGCTTTTTGTCGTTCTACTAATTGTTCTTTCTGTTGTGCTTGTACTTTACCTAAAGCATCTTTAGCTGCATTAGCTTTATTAGCTAACTTACCAGAGTCTTCATAATCTTCAAGCATTTCTTTAATAAAATCTGCATCATGACCTTTTTGTTGGAAATAATCTGAAAGAATTGCTTTTTGACTCCTCGAGTCATCTTCTGCAATTTCCATAGTATTGTAATCCAAATTAGGATCATAAGCTGTCATAAATTTTTGAGATTCTCCTCCAGCTAAAACATAATTTAAATGCTCTTTAACTAGCGGAAATTTTTCAAGAACTTCATCAATTCTATCATCTGCCATCTGAGAAGCTACATCTTTAGTCATTTCTGTTAAGCCTTCAGCTGTATCTGCATACTCACCTTCATAGCCTAAACTACTTAGTATTTCTTGCACAACTGTAGGTTCAGAAACTTCTTCTTCTGTTTCTTCTTTTTCTTCTACTTCTTCTTTTTCCTCTTCTTCAGTTTCTTCTTCAGCCTCCTCTTCGTCATTGTCTTCAATGTCTTCAAGTTCAGCTTCAGGTTTTTCTACTTCTTCTTTTACTTCTTCAATAGGTTCTATTTCATCGATAGAATCCATTGCAACTCCATCACCTGCAATGACTTCGTCAAAGGTAATATCGTCTAGTTGTATTTTTTCATTTGGGTCCATATATATATTGTTTTAATTTACAAATTTAATATTTAATTTACTTGGTTTTTAATTGTCTATAGTTTTACTTTTTCTTTTATTGTATAACACTTACCAGCATCCATACTTACATTTTTTCTTATATCCTCCTGATTTAAAGTTATATTTTATCCCTGCTTTGTATGTAGGTTTGTTTCCTGTTTGAAAATTTACTCCTGCATTAGCACTAAAATTATTTTTTACATATTGTCCTGATAACCCAAAAGATCCTTCTAAATTTAAATTAGGAGTTCCATATTTAGAAAAACTTTTATTATTAGGATTCCATCCAATATTAGGATTTACTCCTAGCGCAGCTTGTAGATTTAAATTTTTATTATTTATAAGTGTAGGATTTGTATAATTATTAAATGCATTTGAAATAGTATCTGCTTTTAATTCAAGCTCTGTTTTATGGCTTGGTTTTTTAGTCTTTTTTACTACTAACTTCCTAACTTTAAGATTTGGGTCATTTTCTTCTGTAAAAGCACCTCCTGTTTTAAAAATATCTTTAGTACTTTGATTCCATTTTTTTCTTTCTGCAGCTATTTCTTTTTTAGTTGCTTCATTTATAGGTACAGTTGTTTCTTTACCATTTCTTACTGCACTAATTCTACTTTTATGATTTTTTAGCCAATATTGAAACACTTCTTCTTGATTTGGTGAAGTAGTTCTATTTCTAGTTACTAAGTCAAACATATTTCTTCTTGGAGGGCCTCCAAATATCTTATCTCCTATAAATATTCCGTCTTGATTTGCTCTACTTGTTGTTGAAAGATCAGGATTTTTTTCTTTTGCTAATTTATTAATTTCTGGAAAATCTTTTAATTCTTTATCTGTATTAAACAAATGAAAACGATAATTTCTATTTAAAGCTGTACTAGCTGCACCTTTATCAGACATTTCAAATTGATAAGCACCTCTACCAGGACCATCATAGAAAGTTCCGTCGTCTCTTTGTGAAACTTGTTTTTTATCATCTACATTTAAAGATTCGTGTTGTGCAATAGCATTCATTACAGTATTTACCATATTAGTATCTCTACCACTAGTATGTAAATAATTCATCATATGTTGTCTATAATTTATAGGTTTTTCTTTTTTTTCATCATTTTTAAGACCACCATCTTGAAATCCTCCAGATCTTTTTTCATCATAATCTGGGTTTGTAGAAAAATAACCTTTAGGAGCTTCAACTCCATATTTATTTAAATATTCTTTTTTTTGTCTCTTTATATTTTGTCTGTATTCTTTTATGTTTTTTTGAGTTATTTTTTGTCCAACCGTTTGTTCAGTTTCTAAATCATTTAAATATACTCTCCCATATATTTCTGGGGGTGTTATTCCTGCAGCTCTAGTTATTTTATCTACTAGTTTATTAATTTTTTTATTTCCATATTTATGATCAAAAGGATTTAAATCCCATTTATCATAATAAGAATAATATTTACCTTTTTCATCTTCACCTTCTTGTATTTTAAATTCTCCTAATACTCCACCTGCATATCCATAGCCTGGATTTAAATTATCATCTTTTATTAATTGTTTAATTTTATTTTCTGTTACTATTGATCTATAATATTCTGCATCTGGATTTTTTGCTTTAGTTGGTTTATATATAGCCTTTTCAATGCTATTATATTTTTGAGGTTGACTCATTGTCATATTTAAAAGATCCATTCTTTCAGTCGTAGATTCTAGTGCAGGGCTATTTGCCCAATACATAGAATCATCTTTATAATCTAGTCTAGTAGGATCTTTTTTATTAAATATTACTGCATCAGTTAATCTTTCTAAAGGTTTTTCATAACTGTATGGGTCTACATTTTCTGCTATACGTTTTCTAATAGGATTAGTAATCATCTTTAAAAATCCTCCTGTTTGTAATAATTGAGGTTCTGCTGATCCTGTTGGTAAATCTTGTATTTGTGGGGATGTATTACTAAAGCTATTTACTAAAGAGTCTTGCCCTACCGGAGGAGTCTCCATACTTACATTATTAACTGGGGAAGGATTAGATGGTGGTATAGATGCAGGTTCTTGTTGAACTTGCTGTTCTTGCACTTGTTCTTGTTGAGGTAAAACCGGTTGACCTTGAAGAGCTGCCATTATATCTCCAGATCCAGATGTTTTTACCTGTTCTAGTATAGCTCTCCTATCTTGGTTTGTTAGCATTCTGTTTTGCTATTTCTTTTTTACTTTCTATGTCTTCTCTTTTAAGTGCATTAGAATCCATGTCTCCTCTCATTTTTAATTCTAACTCTTGCTCTTTTAATTCTAACTCTCGTTTTTTAATTTCAAAATCTTGTATCATCTTTTCTAGATTAAGAGAATTAACATCTGTTTGATCTTTAGACTCTGCGTTTATTAATGCAATTTCAATATCTTTTTGTCTATCTTTTTCATTTTCAATTTTATCAGCTTCTAATTGTTGTTGTTGTGCTTGTAATTGTGCTTGCTGTTGTTCTTGCTGAGCTTGTTGTTGAGCTTGTTCTAATTCTTCATTTGCTTTGTCTGCAAGTTTAAGATTCTTTTTAATTTCAGTAAAACTATCTGAATCTAACATTTCAGCTATATCTCCTGGCTTAGCGCCATTTTGCATCATAGCTTGTGTTAATCCTTTAATGTTTTGTAGTTTTTCTTGATCTTTACCTGCATCAGAAACAAATATACCATAGTTAGTTTCCATATGTTGCATGCTATTTACGTCTAAGAAATCTGTAGTACCATCAGGCATTACAAACATTCCTTTTTTACCTGTAAGCCATGCTTCTTTAGAATAATCTAGTAAAGCTTGGAAATCTCTTTGCTCCATTCTTTCAAACTTTCTAAATAAATCTTCTGTAATATGTGATGATTGTAATATAGCTTGTTGTGAAGATGCTTTACCTTCATATGCTCCAATTTCACCTTGTCTTTGTCTACTTACACCAGATATTTTTTCCCACTCCATTAATATAGAGTCTAGTAAAGTAATGTATTGACTAATAGTTTTTATAGACATATCCATAACAGATTGATGTTGTGGATTTAGTTGTATACCTTCTTTATTGTAATCTACCCAAGCAATACCTGTACCTTCTACGTAATACATAAATTTATCCATGTCCCATTTTTTAGGAATCATGTTAATATCAAATTGTGCAATTATATCTTTACTTCTTGCAATAGCAAGTTCTAATCTGTATTTATATATATTATAATTTAACTGATAAGGTATCCCAAGTTTAACTAATGATATATTTTTAGAGTTTGTATCAGAATATCTTCTACCATTAATAGGTAGTTTACATTTAGATGGATTGTCTATAGATAATCTTTGGTTAAGAATAGGATTAATGTTTATATAAATTCTACCATCTATTCTTGTACCTTCCCATACTTCATTTACCCATTTCCATTCTAATTCTGCTCCTTGTTCTTTTAATTCTCTAGGCATTCTAAACCCATCTTCAACTTCTACTTCTTCAATGCTTCCAGTTTCTTGATCTAAGTAAGTTAAAAATCCTATTCTTTTTCTAGACTTCCAATATACATTTACAACTTCAATTAATCTATTTCTAAATGCATTTGTATCTTTATTTGCTGAATTAGCATATAAAAAAGAAATATTACCTTCAGAATGTTTTGGTTCTTCAAGTTCTAGTATTTGTTGTTCTGATAAACTATCATAATATGCATCAATAACTGTAGATGCATGTACATACTTTCTAACTAATGCCCAATCACCATCTTCTACAAATTCTAAATCTGGATCAAGATCGTAATCTACATCTAAAGGGTTTAATATTGAATAATATGGTTCTCCGTTTCTTACACCTCTTTGTGTATATGCTTCACCAGTTACTAAATAGTGAAACCAAGCTTTTTGTATTTTATCATAAACTTCTTGCTCTTGCATAACATAGTTTAAAGTTTTTTGCCCTAATATAGCTCTATTGTCTACATAAGAACTTTCAAACATGTCTGCAATATGTTTAGGAGTTGGTATCTCTTCCATATTAGCACCTATATCTACTCCTTGTGCTTGTACTTGTTGTAAAAAGCTTTGCCTTAAATTTTGTGCTATTGCTTCAGACTTTTCCATTTCTTTTAAAGTAAGGGCGTCTGAATTTTGTACTGTAACAGTATAATTGAGAGGTCTTTTTGATTTTTCCCCTAGAAGAAGGTCAATTATGGGTTTAATAATGGGGTAGTTACGCATTTCAGAAGGGAAGTTCTTACGAGCTTTGCCGTAAGGCTTTAATACGTAATTATAATCTGCCTCATCAATTACACCGTTATAGTAATCATATAATATCTTAAGGTCGTTCTTTTGTTTAGAATGTGTTTGACCTGAATTAGAAAGATCTATAAATGCCTCCACACATTCTTCTCCCCATTTCTTATTTTTCTTATTAATCGAGAGTTTTTGTCTCGGTATTTTATCGTATCCCATAATTTACAAATTTACCTATTTTTTTCTTCTGTTTTAGCCTCAATATTAATTACTATACTAGTATTATAGATATACCACTATAAGTAATTACAAATATCATAAAGACTATATTTTAAAGTTAATTCTTCCCCTGCTTCTATCTTACGTAATGTTTTTATTACTTTGTAATGATAATCTTCATCTTTATCTAGTAACTCACAGTTAGCATTGTCATTATGATTAATAAATCCTCCTAATGGTGTCCTAATATAATCATGTTGAAAGTTTGGATCGTAAATATGTGTAATACCTATAACAACCTCTCCCGGAATATCTTCTTTTGCTAGGATCCCTGCTCCGTGTATGTTTGATGGTCCAATCGCCAAGTATTCTGGTAGAGGGTTATAAGGTTCACAATCTTTTTTTCTATTCATATTAATAATAATTTTGTTCGAACCACTTATCTGTAGCTCTATCTTCTAATATATCTTTAACTTCTGCATTATACAATTCTCTTGTGTGATACATCCCAATCATTAGTGACATCACACGGTCAAAGTTACCTTTATGATTAAATTTAATTAATTCTGTCAATAAAGCAGGATCATATATCTTATGTAAATTTAATAATTTTTTTCCTGATTGATCTGTACTCCTAACTGTGTTTAGCCAATCTCTTATATATATCTCACCTTGACGCTTCCTTGCTTCTGTCATATGCATACCATATTGACGTTTTACGTTCTTACTTCTTAGTTCTTTTTTATCTAACATTTCAAATTCTTCTTGTAGTTTATGCATTTTTCTAAATCTTTTTGCATAAGCTATTACTTCTCCCCTGTCATTTTCAAATCCTATCTTACACCCGTAATAATCTGCTAACATAAACAAATTTCTGTTATAATCGTCTTGTGTATGGGGTCTTCCTACATATGATGCTACAATTATATCATCTGGTTGTGATAAATTGTTAGGTCTTTTTAATACATATGCTGATCCTAAAGATGTGCTATCTGCTGATTGATTTTGACCATAAGGGTCATGACATATTACATATAAATTTACTGGAACTTGTTGTGCCTCGTTTTTATAAGGTGATTCATATATTACAACTGCCCCTGTCTTATCATCATCTTTTCTATGTGGAAATTTAGCTATAGGTTTTAGATCTCCATCTATTTTAAACTTCACTTCTCCTTTTTCATTGTGGTAAAACCTCCCTGCTGTACCTACTGCTTGTAAATTTCTTGCTTTTACATTATTATACTGTTCTTGCAGTGATGCTATGTCAAATAAATTAGCTGTTATTTGTAATGTAGCTTCTTGGGGTGAAAAAGGGTGCTCAGCTATATATTGGTCTAGAGATTTTGCATCTGCAGCACCTTTTTTCTTTTCCCTCATTGTTTCTTCATATTCTACAGCTTCTTGAGCTTTAGAATTACCATCATCATCTATAAATCCATCTAAATTCTTTTGTATTGGGATAAAATACCCGCATCTTGTTCCTATTGCTCCTTCATCCCATATATTTTCATAATCCATACAATCATATGCTGCTGGGTTATAAAATATCTCTTCCATAGCTTCAAAATCAGATCCTTCTGTACCACCTGTACCAAAAGCTACCATCATACCTAATGTTTTAGCACCTTGTCTCATTGTTGGCATTGTTACCTCCCATGCTTTTAACAATCCTGGAAATGAACCTGCTTCTTCAAAGAATACTAACTCACCTGCCTTACCCCTTACTTTATCTGGGTTATCTTTTAGTGATACTCCTATTATTTGAGACTTCATACCCATTTCTATCTCCATACCATTTACTTTCTTCTTATATCCAGACATTTTATGCATTTCTCTGTCTCTTAACCTAGGCTGAGCCCATGCAGTATGGTCATCTATAAAAGATAAAAACTCCCAAGCTTTTGAGAGTAGTCCATCACCAATTAAAAATTCTTTAGAGGATGCAAATACAAAGTTTTTACTATTTCTGACAAAAAAGTAGTTTCTAGCAAGCATAGATCCTGCTTTGTAAGAGTATCCCTTACGTCTTGCTTTTAAAACTATCATATGTTTATTCTGTGCTCTGGCTTTATCTATTTCATGAAAATATTCATAATCTCCATCATAAAACCTAGGGAATGTACGCTCACGTCTAGCCTGTATAGTGCCATCTGGCATTATTTCATCTACAGCCCTGTCAATAGGACAATAGTTTAAATAAAAATAGTGAA